TTGACAAACCCAAAATGTGATATAGTGTAATTGCTACAAAGTGTAGTGTTTTTTGCAAAGAAACAAAGGATTTATCATGGGATACCCCAAAATGGAAAAGTTGCCTATGGGCGCAAAAGCATCTGATCGCACAGGCGAAAAGAAGGTTAGCGTACCCAAGGAAGACAAAGAGAGATTTGTGCCAGGCGTTTCAGGCGAGAAAATCCCTAAAGGCGCACTATCCAGCGACACATCAGGCGAGCGTAAGCGCCCCATCGAGGGCGGTGTGGGCATGGGTAAGATGGATGGAATTGGCGAGCGTGACGGCAGCCACATGGGTCACCATGACGGCCGTTTGGGTGAAATGAAGGGCCACATGGGTGAGAAGAACGTTTACGAACACAAGCGCGTTCCTCACGTTCAAGACACGATGTAAAGCGAAACCCCCCAAAGTCTAGAACACATTGGGGGATTTCTAATCACAACAACTAAGAGGGTAGTTGAAATGACTGTAGACAATTGTAAGGTATGCAAGTTTTATTTGGGGCATGACATCGGAACTTGCCGCAGATATCCTGACTACAAGACCCGCTCACAAAATGAGTGGTGTGGTGAATTTGCGAAGAAACTCTCGGAGGGTGAAGCAGTTGCCGAGACTTTGCCCAAGACTGACCTCTTGGGCGTTTTTTCTGCTATGGGCATGGAAGAAGTGACAATGCCAACTCCAAAGCGCGGGAGACCACGGAAATGATCAAGCCATTGCGTGACAAGTTATTTGTAAAGCCAATCCAACGCCTACAAAGCGAATTGTGGTTACAGACCGCAGAAGCGCCCACAGTAGGCCACATCATCGCTTTGGGTGATGAAGCAGCCGAACAGGGACTGAGCGTTGGGGACAAGATTTACTTTGGCACATTGGCCAAGGATTACAAAGACGAATATTTAAAGTATCAAGAGCTGAAGGATCAAGACGATCAATTGATTGTGATGTCTTGGAAAGATGTTTGTTTTGTGGAGGAAGTCGAATGAAAAAGCACGACAAACCCATTGAACACAAAACCACAGGTAAGGGCAAAACCTACAACCCGACAGAAAAGGGTGCGGGAATGACTGCCAAAGGTAGGGCTGAGTACAATGCTAAGAACGGATCAAATCTTAAACCTCCAGCGCCTAATCCGAAAACAGAAAAGGACAAAGCACGGAAAGATTCATTTTGCTCAAGAATGTCTGGAGTTGTTAAAAACGCTAAAGGCCCAGCAGAAAGGGCTAAAGCATCATTAAAGAACTGGAATTGTTAAGCCATGAATAAAATGGATTTTTTAGTCAATGAAGTCGAATTTTTAACTTCTGTTGGCACACAATTAGAATTATCAATTAATCGACTACAAGAACAAAGATACGAAATTGCAAGAAGAATAGAAGAAAACACACAAAAACGATTGAAACTTGTAAATGGTCTTCTTAAAAAACGTAAAGCAACCATAGTAACTGTTGGAGAAATCAATGCCACTCATTAAATCCACCAAAAAAGAAGCATTTAAAAAGAATATTGCAACCGAAGTCAAAGCTGGCAAACCAGTTAAGCAGGCCGTGGCGATTGCATACTCAGAAAAGCGGGAAGCTGCTAAAACAAAGGCTAAAAAGAAATAATGCCATCCCTAGCAAACATTTACAGCACTATAGACAGCTTTAAACGTAGGCTAGGCGATACTGTTGCCAATCCAATACAGAGTATTCAGCAAGGATTGGGAAATGCTAATGATCAAGCTAGAGTTTTAAATCAACAATTAGCTGAATCAACACAAGAATTTCCTAAATATGGGCCAAAAACACAAAATTTAGCTGAAAAATTGGCTGCTGGATATAACCCTACTGGAATGACTGTATGGCATGGTTCTCCATATAAATTTAAAGCCTTTGATTCTTCAAAAATTGGAACTGGTGAAGGTGCACAAGTATTTGGACATGGAATTTATGTAGCTGAAAATCCAAATGTTGCAAAAAAGTATAAAGAAGATCTTTCAAAAGATGTTTTTAATGTTGGTGGGGAAATATTTGATCCATTTACTTTAAAACATAGAAATATTAGAGCATTGGTTAATCGTGGAAATTTGGATGAAGCAATAAATAGGGCAAGCGAAATAACTTATTCAAATTCACCTGTTGCTCATTTAGCCGCTGAAGATTTGTCTGTGTTGAAAAACATAAAGAAAAAAGGTGGCTTACAACCTCATGAAGGAAGTTTGTATCAAATAGATTTGCCTGATAAACATATAAATAAAATGCTTGATTGGGATAAAACACTTATAAATCAACCAAAATCAGTACAAGAAGCTATTAAAGATATACCACATGAGCAAACTGGTTTTACTTATGGCGATATTATTGAAAGCATAAAAGCAGCTCCACACTTAAACGATCCAAATGATTATTCTTGGGCACATCCAACTGGCCAAGAAATTTACAAAAATTTAGGTAAATCTATGATGGTAGGAAATAACGCTAAAGGACAAGTTGAAGCGTCCAAAGCACTTAGTGATATTGGTATCCCTGGCATTAAATATTTAGATCAAAATAGTAGAGATTTACAAGAAGGCACTCAAAATTTTGTTATCTTTCCAGACAACACACATTTGTTAGATATACAAAATATTAATGGCGAAACAATTAAATGACACACCCAGGCGGAAGACCCACAGACTATGACGAATCATTCTGCGATAAAGTAGTAGAGTTGGGTGCGCTTGGTAAAAGCACAGAGCAAATAGCCAAAGAACTAGGTTTTGCTTTGAGAACTATTTACTTATGGAAAGATACTTATCCACAGTTTATGCAAGCCTTATCTACAGCAAAGGAATTAGAGCAAGCGTGGTGGGAAGATCAATGCCAAGCGTATATGTTAGAACACAAAGATGGGCCTAAACTGAACGCAACATTGTGGTCTAGGTCAATGGCTGCGAGGTTTCCTAAAAAGTATAGGGACAATAGCAAGGTCGAGTTGACTGGTGAGAATGGTGCGCCTTTGTTGGCTGGCTTACAAGTAACATTTGTCAAACCCAATGACACCTAATATTGAGTTCCCGTTAAAACTCCAATGTTTATTTGAGCCATCAAGGTATAAGGTTTTGTACGGCGGCCGTGGTGGTGCTAAGAGTTGGGGAATTGCTAGGGCGTTGTTGGTCATCGGATCAACCAAGGTCACCAGGGTGCTATGTGCCCGAGAATTCCAGACCAGTATCAAGGATTCAGTCCACAAGTTGCTGAGTGACCAGATCATGGCCATGAGTCTGACAGAATTCTATGAAATCACCGACAGAACGATCAGGGGCAAGAACGGCACAGAGTTTAACTTTGTCGGCCTGAAGAACAATGTAAGCAACGTCAAATCTTACGAAGGCGTGGATATTTGTTGGGTTGAGGAAGCCCAAAGCGTATCCAAGCGGTCTTACGACACATTAATACCAACCATTCGTAAAGAAAAGTCCGAAATTTGGATCAGCTTTAACCCTGAACTAGAGACAGACGAGACTTACAGGCGCTGGGTTGCTAACCCGCCAGACAACGCCAAAGTGGTCAAAATCGGGTGGCAAGATAACCCTTGGTTTCCTGAAGTGTTAAGAGACGAGAAAGACGCGCTCAAGAATCGTGATCCTGAAGCCTATCAAACAGTCTGGGAAGGGATGTGCCGTTTGACAGTTGACGGAGCTGTGTTTGCCAAAGAAATGCAAATGGCCGAGATCAACAACCAGATCACAAACGTGCCGTATGACCCCATAAAGCCTGTATACACGATTTGGGACTTGGGTTGGGCTGATAGTACCGCTATATGGTTTGTGCAGTTCATAGGCGTGGAAATCAGGGTTCTGCGCTATATGGAAGACAGTCAAAAAACCATCAGTTATTACCTGGCTGAAATACAGAAGTTCGGCTATGTTTACGACACTCATTATCTGCCCCATGATGCTGCTAGTAAGAATCTAGGAACTGGCCGATCCATTGAGGAAATCGTGAGAGCTACAGGAATGAACGTCAGGGTATTGGATCGAGTGCCAATTGCCGACAGTATTAACGCTGCCAGAACAATATTTCCGCGGTGTTACTTTGATAGGCAAAACACAACGGATGGCTTACAATGTTTACGACACTACAGGTATGAGGTTGACCCTGACACCAAGCAGTTCAGTAGAACCCCATTGCATGACCAATACTCGCATGGGGCTGATGCGTTCAGAATGCTGGGATTAATGGTTCAAGAGCCTAGAAAGCCTGTTAAGAAGAAGGCAACGTACGATTATTCAGCAAATTGGATGGGATAAATTATGTCAGACTACCAAGACGATTATGATCCACGCATAGACATGGCCAAGAAGTTCTTGAAACTGGCCAATGATGCTGACACTAACAATCGTTCAGAAGCTCTTGAAGACTTGAAATTCGGTTCTGGTGACCAATGGCCAGTAGAGATTCAAAACAGCCGTAATCTTGAAGCCAGACCCTGCCTGACGATCAATAAGGTTGATGCTTATGTGCGCCAGGTGACCAATCAGCAACGCCAACAGCGCCCAAGGATTAAGGTCCACGGCATGAATAGCCAGTCAGACGCTAAAGTGGCCGAGATTCTGACAGGTATTTGCCGACATATTGAGGTCAATTCAGACGCTGACCATGCTTACGACAATGCGTTTAACTATGCCGTGCGCTGTGGGTTTGGGTATTGGAGGGTCACGACAGACTATATCAGCGAGAAAACGTTTGACCAAGATATCTTCATTGAGCAGATTCATAACCCGTTTACAGTCTATTTTGACCCCAATAGCACGTTGCCAGACGGGTCAGACGCTGAACGCTGTTTGGTGACCACAGTAGTCAGTAAGAAGGAATTTGAGAAACTTTACCCCGATGCCGACACTGGCGTGGGATTCACCCAGCGCGGAACTGGTGACAGTAATGCCGAATGGGTGATGAAAGAAGACATCAGGATTGCCGAGTTTTGGTATACAGAGCACATCAAAGATACGCTTTTACTGTTGTCTGACGGCACAAAGGTGTTTAAGTCCAAAGCGCCTAGCAAAGATGACATGATTTTGCGTGGGCTAGAAATCGTTGACGAGCGCCCAACCATGCGGAAATTGGTCAAGATGATCAAATGTACGGGCATTCAAGTATTGGAAGAATACGATTGGCCAGGTAAGTTTATACCGATTGTTCCAGTCTACGGCGAGGAGTTCGTTGTTGACAACAAGCGTAAAAAGTACGGCATGATTCGCCAGGTCAAAGACGCACAGAGGATGTATAACTTCTGGAAGACGGCCATTACCGAGTCTGTTGCGTTAGCGCCAAAGGCCAAATGGTTGCTTGCTGAAGGCCAAGACGAGGGCCACGAGAACGAATGGGCGCAGGCTAACATTAAGTCCATGCCAGTCCTTAGATACAAGCAAAAGGACATTGAGGGCGTGCCAGCTCCCGTGCCTAGCCGTATTCAGCCTGAATCACCGCCTGCGGGCATTATGGCTGCAGCTGACGGCATTAATCAGGATATGCAAGCAATTTTGGGTATCTTTGATCCTAGCCAACAACTTGCAGGGAATATGTCTGGCAAGGCTTTAAACGGCCAACAACAACAGGTTGACCTGACAAACTTCCACTATTACGACAATCTAACCCGTTCCATCAGGCATACCGCCAAGATTATTCTTGATTTAGTGCCCACAATTTACGACAACGCTCGGGTAATGCGGATCATTGGTGACGATGGCCAACCTGATTTAGTGGAGATTAACAAGCGTGCCCAAGACGAACAAGGCGTTGAAAAAATACTCAATGACGTAACTGTTGGCGAATATGATGTTGTGATGGACACAGGACCAGGCTACAACTCCAAGCGCCAAGAGGCCGTAGAGACTATGATTCCATTGTTGTCCAAAGACCCACAATTGATGAATGTGGCGGGTGATTTGATCTTCAGAAATATGGACTTCCCTGGCGCTGATGTGATTGCAGACAGACTTGCAGCATCCAACCCAATGGCGCAAATTGATGATAAATCGCCCATTCCCCCACAAGTTCAAATGCAACTTAAGCAGTCACAAGCCACTATCCAACAGCTCCAACAGCAGTTACAGGGTATGCAATTGATGCTTAAAAACAGGGCTGACGTTGAACAACTCAAGCAAGACGCTGAGACCAAGCGGGTTCTTATTAAAGAGACCAACCGCGCCCATGACATTGAGTTGCGTGACCAACAGAAGCAAAAAGACACAGAAATGCGTGTCCACACAACGGCACAAGATACTGTTATTAAGACACAAACACAATTAGAAATCGAGCGTATGAAGGCCGATTTAGCCGTTTATTTGAGCCATTTAGACCGATTGAGCGAGCGTGAGGCCAAGGCCGAAGCCGTTGAGCGTGCTATTTGACAAAGTAACTCTTTCGTGTATATTTACACAAAACCTTACCCATGAGGAACATGGGGTTAATTCTTAGGGTAAACCTATGTCTGAAAAAGAAGCGTCATCAGTATTGACGAGTGAGAACTCAGCTGAGTTTTATGCTAATAAACTTGGTTTAGCTGACAGAAACGATGATGTGGCGGTTGAGGAAACTCCCGAGCCATCAGAAGTTGAAGATCAGAGTGAACCAGAGGCAGAACAAAGCAAACCTACAGAGGAAAAGAAGCAGAACCCTAAGTTAGAAAAAAGGTTTTCTGAACTGACAAAACAACGTGAGCAAGCCAAGGCAGAAGCGCAAGCAGAACGCCAACAGCGAGAAGCGTTGGAAGCAAGGTTAAGGGCTTTAGAGCAACAGGCTGCGCCACAACAGGCGAAGAACATTGACGAAGAACCGCAACCTGGTCAATTCCAAGATGCGTTTGAGTACGCTAAGGCATTGGCGCAGTATTCAACAGAAAAAGCCTTACAAGAGCGTGATCAGCAAGAAGCCAACAGAAAGGCTAATGAGGAAAGACAAAAGGTTATCCAATCATGGTCTGCCAAATTAGACAAAGTGAAGGCTGATTTACCTGACTACGATGAAATTGTAAGCACGGCTGATGTGGTAGTTAGTGATGATATTCGAGATTCTATTTTAGAGAGTGATGTTGGACCAAGAATCCTTTATCACCTTGCAGAGGACCTTGAATATGCTCAAAAACTGGCACAAATGCCAACGCGAAAGGCTTTGATTGAAATAGGAAAACTGGAAAAGCTATACGAGAAAAGTGAAGCCAAACCAGAGACTGTAGTGAAAAGTAAAGCGCCAGCACCGATCAGGCCCTTAAAGGCAGGTAGTGGTCAAGCAGATATCCCTATTAACAGTAGTGGAGATTTTCACGGCACATACCAGGCTTGGAAAGAAGCTAGACGGGCGGGCAAAATCCGTTAAATTCAAATCAAGGAAATCAAATGAGTAATAATCTCTTAACGATATCCAAGATCACCAACGAGGCGTTGATGGTTTTGGAAAATGAGTTGACTTTCACAAGTGAAGTTGACAGAAA